GTTTTAGCGTTACTGCTTTTTTTGATGAATTGAAAAAACATTGTGAAACCCTCCAAAGTGATCACAGTCGCAGACTATCGCATATTGCAGATAAAAAAAACCCCGCCGGAGCGGGGTACACTTTGGGTGGTGTTCTGTTATGCCGCCATGGCGACGCGTTGCCAATCGGAGCGGGGCAGATCTAAGACCCGTCCGCCTAGTCTTTGCCAATCGTCTACGCTGTCGGCGTCCGCTTTATGTGCGACCGCTGTTACCGCGTTAACCATAGTGGCACGGGTAACCGGCTGACCGGCAAAACCCGACTGACCGACGGTAGCAAGTAGGCCATCCAATACGCTCGCCGTGTCTTTTTTGGATAAGGTCAAAACCTTGCCCAATGATTCGACTGCCGCGTTAACGGAACCCGAAATAGTGTCCGCGTGTGCGGCCTTCATTTTTTCGAGTACTTCATCAAAAGACTCACGGCTGGCATATGCCGCAGTAACATCCCGCAACTGTAAAGCCAGCGCGTGATTATCGGCGTCTTTTGCCTCATCGGTCAGCAGTCCCCACGTATCGGCATCACCCCGTGCGCCAGTAATGTGAGACTTGCGAGTGCGCTTTTCGGTTTGCATCCCGTTAAGACACGCCAGTGTCCAGAACATTTGATACACGTTCACGCTACCGCAACCGGTTTCCGAATTGCTGAGACCGATACCGTTTGCCATGACATCCCCGACTGCGGCACCTTCACCAGTTTGATTTTCAGATTTTAACCGAAGGTACAAGCGCTTATCTGTTACCTCGCCGTTAACCACTTTCCACTGGGCATCCGATTCCATCAACTGAGGCAATGCGGATTGCAGTAAATGGACGTTGTCAAACGTCTTGAATTTATCCGATACAAAAGCACGGGCAATCCCGACATTGTCGCCAGTGTTAAACGTGCGGAGCATCCGCACTGCGGGTTCCTTCTGCCAAATGGCATTGATCAGTGCGTCGAATTCACCAGCGTAATCCTGCTGTAAGCGACGGGCAGTTCGGACATCAATATTGGCCCGCTGAGCGATTTGATCAAAAGCCACCTCATTTGCTGACAGGATTTGTGTAGGCATTCCGCCCGACTGCTCGATAACTACTTGCGATACGTTCGTACCATTCCCGCGATCACCAGTCATCAATTGAAGTTGATTGGTAGGCGCAAGAAAATCCTGCGCCCGTGTGGCTTGATCCTGAACTTTCAAAAGAAGGTTCTGGAGAGTATTGGTTCCATTTTCAATAGTGTGCATTTTGCTTTCCTCTTAGAGTCGGCCGCGTGATCTAATAACGCTGTATAGGGTTGCCGTAACAGTGGCCATAAGATCTATTAAGGTTTCAAAATCCTCACAGTCTCCGATCCAGTGTCTAATTTTTTCAAAGTCATAAACAGCATGATTACCCGCCAATTCAACAAGGTAGGCAATAAGCTCATCCCGTTCCGCAGTGTTTTGGTCGTGACCAAATTCAGATTCACACAAATCCAAAATAGATACATCGCTATTTTGCATGATCACACTGATATCGGTTGCGTCACCTGAAATCTCACTGCAATCCACTTCAAAGTTGTGGAATTCCACATAATTAATGTGTGCCATATTTATCTCCCAAAGTTGCGCCGCACATCGCGACATCCCAGATAGTCGCATATAGCGGGTTGCAGTGCAACTGCTTTTTAAAATTTCAACAGGCATAAAAAAACCCGCCGAAGCGGGTTTAATGAGTTTCCTTTTGTGATGGTGGACTGGACTCTAATGCAGACCTAATAAAATCGTGCTGACTTAGATCATCTAAATTAGCTGTTGTGCAATTGATCTGTATGTAAGGTCCGTTCATACACGCAAACTCAACCTCAGAACTCATTACATGGTTATTAAGACAGCCGAACAAAACTGTTAACCGGTTTGAAACCATGTCAATCAACGCGCAGATTTCTTCGTTACTGAGTTGGTTAGCAATTGTCAGTATTTTATCCCTGTCCATTAGTGAGCCATACGGGACAACATTACGTCCCCCTCTGGTGTGAGTGGCGCTGGCCTACCGAACGTCGTGTCATACAGCCATACAAAGTGGGGTACTACATCGAATCCCCGCTCATTACATTCCTGTACCCACTGCAGTGGCAATGCATAATCCACCGTTTGATTGCCGTACCGTTCCAGTACCAGATCCTGTTTAGTCTTCATTACCGACCTCTTCAATGTTGTGATGATAAGTATAGGTATCGGGTAAAATTTGATCCTCATCCCAAATACGCTCCCGTGCGGCAATGTCTAGTGCTTGATCCTCAGTCTCAGCTTCAATGTAAAAGACATTAGTTTGCACAATTTCAACGCGCCATTTCACCTTTTGAACCTCCTTTTAAATATGGGATTTATCCCATACGTAGTGTAGGTCAAAGCTTATGGCATTGCAATGGTTTCAAAAAAAAGAGGCCAGTCTATAGGTGCCGTTAATTTGAGTTCGGGTTTAGTTGCAAGTCCATCCATTCGAAGGTCCATTGCGGAGTCGCCTCGATACAAAAATATTTCAGATGCACTGCTTGTTTTAAGCTTGACGGCTATCCAGCAACTACCCCGCGAGTGCTTGCTGGCAAACGCTACTTGGTGTGGAGATATATCGACTTTGTTTCGCTCAGTAGTTTTAAGCTCAACTAAATGCCAGTGTCCCAAATGATCTAACAAAAGAACATCGGGAACACCATGGGTAACTCTAGATTCTAAACGTGTGGCAGACCATTTCGGCTGGTGTTGCTTCATGGCCTGTTTCATCTGTTGCCAGAAGCTGGATTCTCTAGGCTTCCTTACTTTCTTCGGAACATCCAGTAGATCGTCCATTATTCATTTCTCCGTACCGGCTTTGATATCGTCGATCTAATCTAACCTTCGGGGCGTTTTGCATTTCTTGCATTCGATTCCACGTTTCCGGTCCAAACCAAAGCTTTCCCAAAATATTAACTATGAACATTATCGTTCCCTTCGCTCTCATCAATGACTGACATGATTCGTTCACGCGCCTTTTCTCTACGACCCGATCCATCAGATAAATCGCCTTCGTGTGTTAAAGGTTGGTAGGTGCCTCGAATCTCTTCTAATGCTTTTAAAACTTCTTCCTTGGACATCTGGTCAATCGACCCTGTCCTTATCTCACTCTTTGAGACATAAATATCTCCCTGCGCTTGACCCCTGCGGTACTCCGCCATCACAGCGGCAGAGAATGCCCCACTATCTAAAGCGGCGTCTCTAATTCGTTGAAGGTCTCTGAGGTGTCTTTGATATTCCACACCGTATTTTTGGTCGAGTTCTTGACGGTACTCTCGTATGGCCTTGCACACGTGCGGGTTCAAACGAGGGTTGGTTAATTCGCTGGCGCGTTGTGAGGCAGACTTGGGTGGATACCCTGCATTGATTGCCGCCTCCCGCATGGTGATCTGACCATCCTTTGCTACTAGCTCTCTGACAAAAAGCTCCTGCTTTCGAGTCAGTCTTTTATCAGCACTAGGCGCTCTTCTCTTTCTAGGTGGTCGCTGGTCTTCGGGGATAACTGCCGACCCTTTGGGGGACAAGACCTTGGCATACCGTTCTTTCTTAACAGCCATCTTCAATCCTTATCGGTATGCGAGTAATTTGCCATAACATGGCCTTTGTGAAAACCCCCTATATAGAGTTTTTTCTCAGACTTTTTTTTCAAAACAAAAACAATCTCTCAGCCCTATATGCTAAATCGCGAATTAACAAAAAGCTCTGGACACTTATGTAACTGTGTAATCTGGTGTAACGTGCCAAAACCCAGTGTTTATGCGGCTTCCAGAGGAGTGATTACACAATTACACCGATTACGCCTATTTTAAATTTTTTTTATAAAAAAAATAATCTCTCAGAAAAACTCTATATAGGGGATTTAAGGTAGGTGCAACAATTTTATCCCACCGGATGTTGCCAACGGTGTGGTGAACAAGGTGTTATGGAGCTACTCACGACACCTCACATGGATACTCAGGCCTCCTCCTTGACGACTTGAAAGTAGTCAGGGCTAAGTTGCAAGGCACCTCGATGATGGCCGAAGGCAATTCGCAAGGCTTCTTCTTTAGAATCCCACTGTAGGTTGTAGCCAGAGGCACGATAGTTGTTTAAGACGAACTCACTATCGAGCAGGCCAGCTTTGTCGAAAGACTCACCTGTAGTCAAGTGAGTGGTTCTAGGTTTAACTGTGTACATAGGCACCTCCAAGAAAGCCCCCTTTCGGGGGCGGTTAATTTATTCGTTTAAAGGTTGAAGCTCTGAAATAGATTTAAACGACAACTCAATTTCCCTGATGGTATCTTCCATCCACTCACGACAGTCTCCGTGGGTTTCATTAAAATCCCCTGTGGCCGTAGGCTTAATAGACTTATTAGTAACCGTGAAGAGACCAATTGCAACCGGGGGATTTTCGTTATGCCATGAAAAGCCACCATAGTCATTGATCTTCAACTCGTCGTTCTTTCCGTAGACAACCCAGATTGCGTTCTTTGCACCGTCGGTGTTTTCGAACACGTCTTTGATAGCTGTAATCGGATCGATGCCTTTGGCCCAAGAGCCGTAGAGTCCGGTCGATGCCGCAAGAAATGTAAAGCCGTTAGGCAATACGTGATCATTTGATTCACTCATGTGAACCTCCCAAAGTGTATTGTTAAAGATCGCTACCCGCTAAGGGGTCAGCGGCCAAAGGTCTTTCCTTTGACCCTCCCACTATCGCATACATATGCATATAAGTCAAGAAAAACTTTGAAACGTGTGACAATTGTGACAAAACTTTTTATTTGACACTTTTTGTGTAAACCAAACTTTACACTTTAATGTTCCACGTGGAACAAACAAAAAAAACCCCTGCAATTGCAGGGGTCGGGTTCAATACAGCTAAGAGGTAAATACACTTTGGGAATATATTTAAATGAACCCTAAAAACTATGGAAGTGTGCCAAATGACACAGACCCGTTAAATCATAAAAAAGCCGATAATTCAAGCTCCATGTATCGTTTCAAGCACAAGTTTCATTTGATCCGCAGGCAGTTCATCTTGAAACACGACCGACAGATCTTCCATTATGACGACAACCCGCCCTGTTCGATCTGCCCAAGAGTGAGCGGCTTCAAGCGCGATTAGAGCATCGTCAATCATCATCTTGGGGATTGATGGGCTTGGCACTCCTTTCTCGTTCGGCTTTTCGTTTTGCATGTAATAGTTCATACCATATAAGGATTTCACCAAGGTCTGATCGATTGACAACCCCTTTTCTTTCGTAGGACTCATCAAAATTTTCTAAGAGTACTTTTAGTTTAGACTCTATATCCATCAAATAGAAAAGCTTTTTGCGGTTAGCGCCCTACTGTCACCATTTGCTTCTTTAAACTTCTGCACCTCGTCTTTGATGTAACTTTGATCGTTCTTAGAGAGGTTGGCTTGTTTCCATGCTTCAGTTATGTAGCGCAACTGTCCGCTAATAGTCCGGCCTTCTACACGCGAAATAACAACAATCTCTTCGTATACGTCGCGAGGCATCAGCACTGATTTCCACTTAGTGGTGTCCATACAATATCTCCAATAAAAAAGAGAGGCGTTTCAGACCTTGGTGCCTCAGACCAAGTTACGAGGAGCCACCTCCCTGTCCTGAGCGTTTCGGACACTGGTGCTTTACGCCAGCATTTTGGGTGGAAGTAAGCCCCTGTCCTAGACTTTTCAGGACACTGGTGTCTTATGCCAGCGATGTTAGATTTGTCCTATGAGTAAATATATACGATTATGTTAGATAATACAAGATTTAATGTAGCTCTGGCTCATTTGCAACTATTTCTCTAGCCCACTCAGGAGTGAACGTGTCCCGTGTGCCGTGATAAAAGAAAACCAGAGCATCACAGTTGGGGCAAGAAAAGTTAGAAACGGTGTTTGACTCACCATCTTCGTTGATGTGTTCATCATCACCACCCCAAATGAGATCTATGTCTTCACAGCTCCAGCACTTCATATCATGTCCTCGCATTCACCCCACGATGGGCCGATTTCAACGTCACATTTGTTTGGCACCTCGATTGGCACCGCATTTTCCATGATTGAAGATAGTTTACGCGCTTGTTCTGTGCTTTCAACGCTGAAGGCAAGCTCGTCGTGTACTTGGA